ACCAGCGTTAGTGCTAGTATCGGTGGCCGGTATTTCTGTACCAGCGTTAGTGCTATTATCGGTGGCCGGTATTTCTGTACCAGCGTTAGTGCTATTATCGGTGACAGGCAGATCATTGTCTGCCTGTACACTCATAGTTTTTGCTTTTGTCATTAATTAAAATTTTTAAGTTGTTGACTACCCTAATGGATTTATGGGGTTACGGGGTCACCCCCCCCGCAGGTACTGCGGTTGATAACGCTACATAATCGGCTTCTGATATCCGATATACAGTAGTGCCCGGTTGCCAATCTTCCACGCCAAAGGTAGTGCGGATAAAGCCATTACCATTGGTATCGCCTTCGATAGACAAGCATTCAAGCGGATAACCTAGACCGTAAACACGATATACACCGTTGCCGTGGTCTACAGCGATCACTACTCGGGAGTTCATACCCATAGCTCTAGTAGCACCTAGTGAGTTGGACACAAGATCAGATGCAAAAAACGTCATTTGAAACGTGGGGTCAAGTGCTTGCGGACAAACTTCGCCGCCTTTTAAGCCCACCGTTATTACAAGTGCGCCGTTAGAAGTTTCTACAGAAGTGGCTGCGGGTGTACCCGCTGCGAGGGTTATTTTAGCAAATGCGGGCGAACCAGTAATGGTATAGCTTACAATGCTTGCTGCGTTAATTATCTTTGCCGAAACAGGTCTGCCCAGTGGTCCAGCGGGAGGCACACCACATGGTAACAACTGACTCCCTGAAATAGAATCTAAACATGCCATATTATTTTTCCTTTCTTTTAGATTGTTAATTAACCTACAGCTGCGGCATACAGTGCCTCATAACCTGTAATTACCTGCGTTAACGCATCTTCCCCGATAACACGTTCGGGCGTTGCCATAGTGATGGTGTACCAGGCCCCGTTATCGTGAGAACTTCTGTCTACTGCGGTAGCGGACATGCCATAATATAAGCCAAACACTCTACAAGTATCACCTGACACTTTAGAACTGATAGCTTTCAAAGCACGAGTTAGGATAACAAAACTCCCATTCGCTACAGGGTTTATTAGGTCCTTAAGCAAGGTAGACATTACGGGAGCAGTAACCACCACGGTGGCTGAGTGTGTATAAGCATTCGGAGCACCTTCGTTTACTTTCAAAGCCTCCGTAGTTGTTAGCACATGCTTAACTGTATCAATCTTATAAGCTTTTGCACCTTCTTTCAACTTAATTGTATCAACCAGTGCCGAACTTTCAGGGACAAAAGATATAGAGGCTATATCCTCTTTGTTTATGAGCAATGCCGAAACTAAGCTGGTACCGCCTGTATCGCAATCGTAAGCGATTGCAGATGAAATTTTTGATATGCAAGCCATAATTAAACAGATTTAGCGATTATAGATGTTGTAACGTCCGGATGTGTTAATACAGCGGAATTTCCTGCCGAACCTTCGGGTGCCGTCAGGGTATAAGTAATGAGTTTACCGTTTGCATTAGAATCGTATTCAACGTTTGAGCATTCAAGCGGTGCACTGCACCCCCAAACAAAGTTAGCCCCTGTGGTTGCTGGCTCAACAGTCATCACGTAAAACTTACCAGCCATAATTGATCTTGCGAAGGCACCCGAAAGTGGCGCTTTAAACATGATCGATACATCAAAACGCCCCGATACGTCTGTAGAACGTAAAGCGGCTGTTACCTGTATGTTCTGCTTATACCCTTCAACCCTGTAGGATTTAGCACCTACCGCAAAATCCGCAGTCAAAATCTGGGTTTGAGATGTCGAATAGGTGAATGTAACATCCTCAACGTGCATAAGATACAAATCTGTAATGCCATGAATAGGCAATGCACAGCCTACAAGTACGTTACCGGGGAGTTTATATAAACAACTTTTTGACATATTGTTTTCTTGTTATATTAGTAAAAAAAAATAAGGCTAGACTAACCGCCTAGCCCTTCACTATAATTACGGTTCACGTGCGGTTAACCACAACTGCATTTTTTCCGGTGCTACCAGCATGGCGTCAGCCGCGAATACAGTTTGTGAGTAGTACTTACGAGACTTTGCGTCTTGAATGAACGGAGCGATAACGGCTGCGGTGCTTTCCAAAGCAATCTGAATATTGTCTTTCGGAGTAAAAGCGATAAATGCAGTGTTTTTGCCGTCTGCCAAAGCAGCGTTAGAAACGTGGCGCAATTCAGTGATACGGTAGCCTTCGAAGAAGTAAACCGGGCGTCCTTCTACTATGTCACTCTGTGCAGCGCTGTTATCACGGTCTTGCAACAGGTTCTTGTAAAGACGCATAACGTTGGACGTTACGAAAAATTCGGAGTCATCCAAGGTGTCGGGACGTTGGTTGTCGATACAAGCACGCAATGCGGTTAACACGCCTGCGGTAGTCAGTGTCATTGCACCAGCGGTGCGCGTAGAATCCTCGAACTGTTTGATAATACCGCCACGTTTGAAAATTCCGTAGCCTGTAGCGGAATCTGTTACGTCGCCGTCCAACCAAGCGAGGCGAAGCAAGTCAGCTTCAAGAACCTTCAAAACTTCTGACTGGATAAAGCCTGCCAATTCGGTATCAGAGAAATTGTCGTCTAGGTTGATACCACGGGCAACCATTTTCCCCCACAAGTTTTGCAAACAGATTTCGATAGGCAATTCGATAGGCGCATGTGTGTAGTACTTCACCTTGTCCGAAATGCTGTTGTAGAAATATTCGCCATCACAACCTGCCGAAAGACGCAACGCCTTATCTGCGGCAGTAAGAGATACAACAGGCGTGTTGTTTTCAATACCGTTCAGAACGGTGATGCCTCTTGAAATTTCACCCGCCAAACCAACGGTGAGCGAAATTACCTCATTCAAACTGTTGAGGTTCAGTTTATTCAAGTCAGTAAAAGTAAAAGCCATAATTTTCTGATTTTTAGATGTTTATTTCTTGTAAAAGCGTTTAGCTGCTTCGGCAACTGCCTCTTTGCTTAACTTCGTTTCCTTGGTAGGCGTTTTAGCTACAGGAACAGAAGGTTTCCCGGTCACGCGGCTGAACTGTGCCGTCATTGCTGCAATCGAAGTTGACATAGCGGCAATCGAAGCCTCCATAGCCTGCATACGAGTTGCAAACTCTTCGGGTATTCTTTCAGAACGTGTTTCCCTTCCGATTTTTTCCTCGTCTCTGATTTCGTCCTCTTGCTCGCCTCTGTCATCTTCGGAAGGTTTTACCTCCTTGATAACTCCGTTTTCGATAACAAGCACCAAGATTGCATCGTCAACTTTGATACGTACCTCGCCATCCGGATGTACATTACCTTCGCTGTCAAACACCTTGTCACCGATAGCCATTACATCGCCTGCGGCCTCGATAGTGATCTTTGAACCGCTTACTGTTTCCACGGTTTCAGTTGCAAAGCTACTCTTTTTAAGCATAGCTGCAAATGCACTAAAAAATTTACTCATTGTTTTCTTATTAGAATTGTTATTACTGAATAGACTAGAAGTCGCTGCCGGAAGGCCTACCATGTCACATGAGTATAGCTCAACTATATTAGTGATGTTAATCACGCCTCCGACTAGTTCTCTCTCATCCAAACTCACTATAGAAACGCCTAGCATTTCGGGTTCTTTGGAAATCATTGTTGCAATGAACGTGGCCTCGCTAGGATATGCGGTTTCTAGAGCTTCCGACATCTCTAGGTCTGCGTAGGCAACTCCATCCTCGTACACAAAGTTAGTGAACTTTCCTAGATAGCCGTCTAACATATCCATGCCGTTGTGTGTACGTCTGCAATGAATGGGTTTTTCATTTCCCAAAGCTACAACACTTCTAACCGCCTCATCTGTAATCGACAGCGGATAAGATACACCCTCTACCTCATCAAAGTTAGTAGTGAGCCCTGCTTGAATGATCCTTAGTTTTTCAAATTTCATAAATTGGTTTTTGTTGTAACTCGTGCAAAGATATGGTGGTTTTTATAATTCGACATATCTGCACGAGTTTATTAGATTAATAAGTTGCAAAAGATTGCACAACGTTCACCTCATTCTGTGCAGTATCAATGTCATGCACGGAAACGATAGGGTTAGGCATAGCCGAAACCGCTTCAATAACAACGGCTGCAAGCTGCGATATACTCTCTTTTGACAATTGTACATTGTCTACTTGTCTTTGCAGCCTGTTAGCTTCCGAAATAGTTGATACCATACCACCGTCAGCGAACTTGTAAAGACCGGAAGACGATATGTAATTGTGCGTATTGCTCACCGCTGAGAAAACGTCTACATTAGAAATGTTGTTCAACGCCTCGTATTCGGTCGTGCTCCAAACACTTGATACACGACCGCCCTGTGAATACTTCGGCATGTAAACGTTGCTCAGTGAATCGCCACCTCGGTATGAGTAGTTGTTATCCACTTTACCGCCATTAGCGAACTTTTGGTTCGTGCGACTGAATGTGTTGTTAGTCGTGTCGAACTTGTTGATGGTAGGCATGGATAAGACTCTCTCAACCGTTTTGCTTTTGTCATACTTCGGTGTTATCAAGCTGACGTTCATAGCCTTGTTAACTGATCCACCGTTGCCGAAACGTTCACCGGATGGTTTCACAGGTGCGCTGCTTGCCCGGAAGGACTTTCCGCCATGTTCAACATTGACATCGGACAAAGCGTTGATCTCGTTTGAGGCGGTCTTTTTCAAGATGTATATGTTTTCACCACCTTCTGCCTCAAAAGCTTGCCCATTATCACCAACGAACTTAACGCCACCCTGCGCATGAGACTTTCCGACTATTGTACCACCCTTCGCATACTTTTTAACGCTTGTGTTAACTTTCGTATCGGGATCTTTTTGTTTCGCAATGCTCATAACCTGTTTCATACCGAAGGCAATTACGATAGCGGCCTGTGCGATACCTGCGATACCGCCTTGTGCCAAAGCTTTTGTAGCGCCTAGATATGTGTTGATAGTTGCCTGTACAACGCCAAAGGCTTTTCCGGCTGCGCTCTCTTCTCCCAAAAGATCAGACATCTGACCTGCAAGGCCTGCCGTCATGGTTAATTCGGAGTTAACACGCTCTTTTGTTAGCTTTTCCTTTGCCTGCTCGTACTTCTGTTGTACCAACGTGGTATCAGCGCCTATCCTTTCGGCTGCGGCCATTTCCTGTTGATATTGGGCGTCCAACTGAACTTGTCTCAACTCATATTGGTTAGCGATTTCGTTCATTTCGATTTCTTTCCGGTTCGCCTCGTCCATCGCCCGGCGCTCACGGTCTAGAGCGTCCTGCTCTTCTTCCATCTTATTGCGAAGTTCACGTGCTTCTATGCGTAACTGCGTTTCGGCATTTTCGTACTCTTCACGGCTGATCAAACCCTGCTGTAACTTGTAGTACTGGATTTCAAGCTCCTTGTTTGCCGACGCCTCGAAGTCTGCGACACGTTCAGCGTTAAATCTATCCGTCTCGTCTCTCATTACTTGAAGACGTTGGGCGTTGATTTCCTGCTCACGGGCGAAATATTCCTGTTGCGTGATCAGCCCTTGATTAAGCATTTCCTTCTCAATAGCAAGTTCTTGCTTTGCTGTCAGTTCTGCGTTTTTAATACGCTGCTCGCCTCCGTCATCGGTTACCTCTTTTTCAGCAATGGATAAGTTAAGCTTTGTGAGCGCTGTTTCCATCTGCTTGATAGTCTGTTCCTGCAAAGCCCGTTTGGCTAGTTCGGCCTCGGTGGCTGCTTTGATGGCTGCTTGTGCTTTCGCTACCTCAGAGGCCTTGTAGGCGGCTGCATTTTTGGCGTTTTCCTGTGCGATAAGTCCGCTAGCCTGATTTTCTAGTTCTTTTCGCTTATCGGTATATTCGGCTTGCTTCGCTTGAAGGTCTGCAAGCGCCTGCATTTCGGCCCGTCGGTCTTCTTTCGAGGTGTAGCTTAACTTGTTTTGCGCCTTTATCTGATCATATTTCTGCTGTAAAACCGCTACCTCGGCAGCTTCCATCTGTTTGAGGATGGAAATACCTTTTTGGGCAGCTTCGTTTCGCTCTTTTGCCGTCTTTAGCTGGTCGCCTACAATGGTTTTTTGGTTGGCTAGCTCCCTACTCATGGCGGATAACGTAACTAAATTCTTTGTTTCTGCCTCGTATATGTCTAATTCAGCTTTAGAAAGGTCTGCTGCGGCCTGTCCTGCTTTCTTTGTTTCCTCGGAAATCAGCCCGATAGCGTCTAAAAGCCCTACTACCTTGGTGGTTATCCACTCAAAAGCGTTTGCGACACCTGATAGCATGTTGGTAAGGCCGTCTAATATCCGGGTAAAGATCACTTGAAACGGTGCGAACGCTGCTTTTAGGGATGCCGCCGCCTCGCTATTCCGCTTTATAAGCTTCTCTATTGAAGAAACTAGCAAAAGGACTACCGACACTACCGCCACCAGTGGATTAGCTTTTAGAGCGGCTGAAAATGCTTTCACGCCTGCCGTGCCTGTGCTCATTGCGGACGCCAACGTTCCCGTGGCGCCGGATAACCCTTTGGTGTTTTTAAGAGCCTCATCTATGCTGTCCGCATAGTTACCAACGTTACGTCGGTTGTCGCCTACTGCCTTTTCCATCTCCTTTAGTCTGTCGGAGATTTCTTTAGTCTCGGTGACTAGGGCTTTGCCTTCCTCGGTGTTGTTCCGGGTAGCCGCCGACATGGCGTTTAGCTCTTTGGTATTTTTTGCAAGCTGAGCACGTAAAGCGTCTACACTGTCTTCTTGACTCAGCATTAATGTAGTATTGGCCTTGATCTCTTGATTGTTGTCCGCGATTGAACGGTTAACAACGTTGATCTGTTTAGTTAGCTCTACTTGCACCTTTGTTGAGTTTTCAACGGTCTTCTTGTAGTCATCTTGCGATATGGCGCCTGCCTTGAAAGCTTTTCCGGCGGCTTCTACCTGCTTTTGCTCGTCTTTCAAAGTGGTAGTTAACTGTTTCTTTGTTTCCGCCAACTCCAAGGACTTTGCAATAAGAGCGTCCAAGCCGTCCAAGCCTTTGGACGTATTGAATGTTAAGTCTAATAATGTAGCTTTTTCGTTTGCCATAATCTTTTGATTATTAATTATTTACTGCAATAAGTGTAACGTTTCCTTTACACGTTGAAGCGTTCCAGTTCTGAATACTCCGAAGGTAAAACCATGATCCTAACTCGTCTACGTAGTACAAGGCATCCGGGCGCATATTCATTATATCGAAATACGATAAATTCATAGTTGCCTTCGCCTGCCAACCTTTGCTGAATCTTGCATAGTGTCCCGCTACCGTTGCACGGTAACCACTAGCCCGATTAAAATAGTTATCCGGGTACCACTTTCCCGTTGAATTCTTTCGGATCATCGTCGCATACGGGCGTTTTCCTAGGCTACCGGGCGTAACGGGTAAAGCGCTCTCACCTACTGTAGAAACTACTGCAATAGCCCTGCTCGCACCGCCTACAGAGACGTTCAAGTCTCCCACCTGTGCTTTGTACGTCCGGGCTGCGCCATCCGGTTCTGAGATGTTAATCGTCGTTGTATCAATCCTTCCCGTCCAATCCTGCCGATACTCGGCCGTGGTTAACGGGTTTATGAAGGGTTTAAGCGTCAACGTAAACGGTCTGCTAGTAAATGAGTAAGTCCAACAAAACGCTTTGCAATAGGCTTGAATGATCTCGAACGGTGTACTAAGGCCCATATTATCCATTAACGTACGTGAATAGGTAGGCGTTCCTACTGATACTATTGTTAGGCCTATCGAATACCCTTCCGACGTCGGTACAGTGCTCACCGGGATGTGGGAGTACACAAGCGAAGACTTTGAAGATGACAAACCGAATTGCATCAACTGCCCATCGGACGGAGTAACCGTTAAAGATGCGGTCGTTGCAGTAGGGCACGTATATTCATAGTTTCCGTCACCTCTCAAAGTGCCTCTCACGAACGGTATCGTCTGTGATCCCGAGCGGCTGCTAAACAGATATATCGTTGCAGGTGTCGAAGGCGGCAGTATGAAATAACTCCCTGTATCAACTTGCAAAACTAGATTAGTACCTGTCAATCTTTCCAAAGCTGCCGAAACTCCGTTATCGGTCGGTAGCATTATGCCGGACGGGTACGTAGCACCTAGGCAGCCATCGTGCCCACCTTTGTATGCCAAAGCTGTAGAACTATCCACGTAGTCGGCTGCGGTAACGGTCTTCACGTCTGCAAAGTATGCCGGGTATATCAAAATGCTATCGTCCTGCGTAAACAGAGAAGGCCTAGAAAACGTTCCGGGGTATGCTTCTGTTATTGCATCATCATACTTTGCCGCCCAGTAGGCTGCGGATGTGATAGACGGACGGACAGCGACAGGCCCAAGGGCTGTAGACAGTTTAGAGATAGACTCTATCAATTCAACTGTATATCCATCCGGTGACGCTGATACCCGTGCCCGATAAGAGTTTCCACCAAGGGGCGCTGCAAGTCCATCGAAATCTATCTGTGCCACGTATGGAGTTGTACGGGTGTACAAGTTAGGAAAGCGTTCCGACTTAAATACCCGGTCGTTTGTCTCCGTACGTGGTAGTGATATGCTAGCTGTATAACTCACCGTCGGATCAGTGAATTTAAGCGGGTCGGGATTGTTGATGTTCAGCTTTACAGAGCCGGGCGAAACCCCATCAATCAAAACCCCATCTATTCGTATCTTAACTTCCATAATATTAAGCCTCTACAATTTCAAATTTGCACTTAAAACTAACTGTACGTCCTAGGGTTCCGCCTTGTACGTTGTATGCGGCAGGGTTCTCTATAGTCACTTTCGCCCATTGGGTAGTGTCAATAGGGAAAACACCCATAACGGACTGCGAACGGGACAACCAGTATAAAGCCTTGTTGTTATCCGGTGTGACTACAGTATTTACCGTTACCTTATAGGACAGTATTCGGTTACCGCCCGTTACGTTTAGCTGATATTCGGGTTCTACCCTAAAGCTATCGAAGTACATGCTATCGTAGAGCCCGTAGCTGTTAAGCCATTTAAGAGTAACACGTCTTGTAACGTTTCCGCAATACGGGTATTTCGTTGCATAACGTATATAGCCCCATATACTAGTTCCGTTCTGCGCCATCACCTGTAAGTTAGTAGGGTTGGCTACATTCCAGTATGTGCCATTCTGAATAGCCGTATTGGTGGAACCTCTGATAGTACGAGTGTACAACGTATTTGACCGGATAAGTTGACCGTAGTATATCCTGTTGTTGAAGGCCACGCCCGTTAGCGGTGAATTGTAAGTTAGCGCAAAGTCCAATTTATTAAAATTCCCATCTGCGTAATCTGTCAAATTGGCGGTTCCTGCGACATCATAGAACCTGCCATTAGCGGCAGACACATTGAATACAGGCATGAGTATTACTTTATTCGTTCCGCCTTCCTTATAAAATATGCGGATCAAATCCTCAAACCCCGCTGCTGCACTTTTGGTAGCTTCCACATAAGATGGGAAGGCGGGCGCCATTGACGACAGGTCTAGTACTGCCCGCTCATAAGGAACAACGTTAGCCTCGATAGCGTCCTCGTCATTGCGTAGGTAACTCACTATTATAGAGGTTACATTCGATACGTCTTCAAAACGGATTGGGCGGTATATCCCGGCACCGATACCACCGATAACCATCGTACCACCGGACGTTGCTGTTGCATTAGTTAATAAATTGCGTACTACCATGTCATTTAGTTAAAATTGTTAATATCTCCGCCCGTACTATACGGTTGATTTCCACCACTATACGGTTAACAAGTTCGGGCGTCAATATCTTACTTGCTACTCCACCTTCGTTATATCGGTTTGGAACCTTGATACCGTCCCGCTTGATAACATAGGCAATGGCGAACGCTGCCTCTTCCGGAATGTCGGTACCTGCGTTAGCGTTCTTGTCTTTTATCCATTGGCGGATGGCGGACACGGGCGGCATAGTGCCGGGCCTTCGTCCGTCTTCCATCTGATAAATATGCTGAGGACTCACTATCTTTATACCACCCGGGTACTCTTCAACCTGTGTGCCACGGTCGAACTCGCCCGAAGCGTTTAGCTTCATGGCGTAGTAGTGGGCAACGATTTCGTCCCGAATGGCATATATGTATCTAGTGATTTCTGCGTTCATACTAATTAATTTTAGGCAAAGATACGCACCGGGATATTAGAAAACAAGTACAGGGCAGTTAAGCCCCATACTTGTAAACGTCCAAACTTGCCTCCCATCCGGACTTTATGCTGTCATACTCGTTTTGCACCTTCCTGATTGTTACGCCTCCAACTTCATAACCGCAAATGAAGGAATGAAGGAAGTCACGCAATAACATCTCGGTACGGATAAGTGTAGCTATCTCTATTGCGTCATCGCGCATGTAGGCAGATATACCCATGCAGCGAACAACAATGCTGTAAGAGACGCTGTTAGGTACGTTGGTGTCCCTGTATGTTCCGCGTCGGATGTCAAGCGTAAAGAAGTCACCGGATAAGTCGTTGGCGGCTACATTCTGAACGTCGGTGTCACCGAATACGAGAGGCAAACCCAATTGGGTAGCTCTCGTGTTAGCTGTGTTAAGAATCGTTTCTAAATTCATGGTCTACATTTTGTTTTGACGCTTTTTGGCGTCTCGTTTTTCCTTCTCCACCTCGTCATGCTTTTTGGCAATGGCTAGGATGGCATCGGAATAATTCATTTTTTTGGCATCCTCAAAGGAACAGTGAAAAAGTTCAGCGGTGACCTGTATCAAACCTAACAGGTTCTTTGCTTTCCTTACTTCGTCTGATCCGGTGAACGTGTTTTGATCTCCTTTGCTCATCGACTGAAACAACACGCCCTCCAAGTTATCGGCATACTCTAGCTGTTCGGTTATAAACTTGTCAAGCTTTGCAGCGTCTATAACCGTCTTCGGTGAATACTGCTCGTCAGTCCACGCCTCTATACGTCCGATAACATCCTCGGCACGTCTTGTTTCAAGGACTGCCCACAAACCCATTTCGTCTAGAGACTTCAACCGATAAACGGCTTTGCCGTTACGTGTTACCACTTGTGACGGCTTTACTAGTTTCACCATGAGTGACAATAGCTTTTCCTCGTCACCTGTCATCATTACATTGCCCGAAGGCGGAAGGTTGGCAATGTGCAGAAGCACTGCACGGTTGCGTAACATATTGAACTTCAATAGGTATTTTCTGAATCTTTTTATCATTTCGGCCTGTATCTTCTAATTAAGTAATCAACTCCATACCGCAAAGCGTCTAGTGCATGGTTCCATGCGTCTATCGCTTCATTGGTATAAGTGTCGGTGGACTCGTCTTTGATCCACTTGTAGTTATCCAACTCGTCTAGTAGCTTAACGGAACGCTTGGTGACGTGCAACTTAAACTGCTTCACCTGTGCGATACCGCCTGCCACTGATCCCTTGCCCTTCACACACGGAATAGCTTTGATACGTCTTTGCTGTAGCTCAACGATAGATTTCTGTTCTGCGTTGTCGCAAACCGTGATCAGCTTGTTAAGCATGTTGCCTGTTAGGTAGTCCGCTATGTGGGAATTAAGTAAACCCGTCTCATAGCAAAGAAGGTCAACGTACAGGTCCCATCCGTGAAAACGTATATCGACGATAGCGGTCGGATCATTCACGAAACCGAAGTCAAGACCTAGGCAACGTCCTGTGTAGGTTTCCGGCATATCCTCTATAACCTCGTATGCGGGATATACATTTCCTTCGACGCCACCTGTTTCGCCTTCACCGTAAACACGCCACCAGTTAGCATCGTTCCTGTTCTTCTCGATAGCGCCTACCTGCTCTTTGGTCAAGTATGGGTTATCCTTATACGTTGATCTGATAGTTACGTATCGGTTGCCAACAAACTCAGTCTCACCCCAGAACTTCCTAACCGGGTTAAAGTCAATGATGACTTTCTTTCTCGTACGGATGTCTAGTTGTCTGAATATCTCTCTAGGTATGCCTTGTGCCTCGTTCACAAAAAGAATGTCGCGTGCGGGCCCGTGTACCTTGCTAGAGTTATCAACGCCAAAGAACTCGATCATACAGCCATTAGGGTAGGTGTACGTTCCTTCCGACTTATTGAAAGCGTTCTCGTCCCAAACCCCCTCGGTAACTAGCATGGCCTTAAAGTCACGCTGCATGCCTCGTTTCACCATCGGCAGTGTAGCGGCTACACATGAGATGATCAGCGGCTTTTCGGAGTTGGTGCATAAGATGTGAAACAGTTGAAGGGCTGCCCACGTTTTGCCGGAACGTGTTCCACCTTTCGAGGCGACACCTCGTATCTTTGGATCAACGAAAGCAGCCAGAAGCTTCTCGAATGTATAGGTTACATTCATTAGATACCTCCTAGCTTCTTTAAGTTGTCGACGGCCTCAGCTGACAGTACGTTCACCTGCATGGCTTTCGTGCCTGCTTCTTTACCGTTGGACGTTACATCCTTCAAGTCGCGAAGGCCTCGAAGTTTTGCCATATAGGTAGCGTCTACCATTCCAGCTAGCGCGCTTTCGTCCATCTCGGTTGTGATCAACTCTTTTATGAGGCAATAACCTAGATATAAGTTCTCGGCATCCGGGTTCCCATCGGCTGCAAGCTTTTCAAGCTTTTCCATATTCTTGTTGAAATCCTTGATACTCCATCCGATAAACAGGCAGAACCCACCGACGGAAGGTGCGCGCTTCTTATCAATAGGAATTTTCTCACCTGCCATGTTGCCGCCCTTCATTACCTCGTATGAGATAAACGGGTTCGCCTCACAGAAGTTCATATACTCGGCAACGTAATCTATACACTCATCAATAGTGTTCAGCGTTGCGCCCTTAACGCCTCGTACCTGCATCACCTCGTAAAGTTGTGAGCATTTAGCAATACTGGGTTTAGGCGTTGGCGCCTTTCCGGTCGCCTGCCCTTTTATGATACCCGCTTTAGTTTCGGGCTCTGATTTTCTTTTTCCGGCCATATAGTTATATTGTTCGTTAGTAATGTACGTACGCACGAGGAACAACTAGTTCGCGCGCGTGCAGTCCCCTGTATGGGACGTGTGCGGCACAAAAGTACACCGCCAATCCGGCATATACAAATACGGCATAGTTTTTCAAATAAACTCCTTTGTCGTTGGTTTATACACACGAAATACCTACATTTGCGGCTCTCACATACCTGTGAGGCCGTTACAAACCTATTCTAAATTAAATAATAAATTACAAAAACGGTTTGTAACACTTATCTATCTCACTTTCAAGTACTTATCTAAAAGTGTGACAAACTAAAAAAGTCAGTAACCACTTTTGTAACCACTTTTGTCACAGCTAATCACCTGATCTATTGCAAATTACGCGCTTTTCACAAGTATGTGACAAAGAAAACGCCTCAAACACTTCCAACAGGAAATATATAGGTATATTGCTATCTCTACATAGCAATATATTCTCTTTTCTAATATAAGTGTTAGGGCTATTTTATATACTTACTGTAACACATATATATAAATAATTGATATAGAGGTAGTTAGCTGTGACAAAAGTGGTTACTATCCTGTGACATCAACATTTTTCCTTTTTGTTATTTCTACTGATTATCAATTAGTTAGGTGTGACAAAGGAAAAACGCTATACTGATTATCAGCAGGTTAAGTGTGACAAACTTTTAGGCACGTAAAATTAATTACTGTGAATTTTTTACTTTTTCTCCTTTTCGAGCGGTACGCCCGCAATCGACTTTTTGAAAGATTTGTCGACGCACCGAAAATATAAAACAAAAGTGCTAATCTGACATTTTGCAATCAAATTAGCACTTTTTGCTATCACCTTTAAATAGAACACCCTATTCGTAAAAGGCACTATCATTTTATCACTCTACTACCTTCTTGACTACCGTTTTGACAAAAGTCCATCCGCCTATCGAACCGTCCCACCGCCAAAGCTGACCGCAAGTTCTGTTTTTATTGAACCACGTATAGCGGATAACATTCCCTGCCCTGTCGGTTGAATACTCTCTAGGAACGTCCCGCTCGTTTCGTTTCTCTTCGGCTAGCCTGCCGAGATCACGGAAAAGATATTGGCGCTTATTAATTTCCTGCTTATACGAGAAATCTTGTTCCTTCACATACTGGGCTAGCTTGTCAATCCACCCCCTACACTTTGCCGAACTTACATACCCTCGTCCGTACTTATCCTTGGTAACGCCTTCACTGCACCCGTACCGCCCTATAAATTCCCATATAATAAACGCATGTACGTTCATGCTCATGGCAATGTCTATGAACTTAACCGTCGTACATTTCATCATCTTTCATATTTTTAGTCATCTGCTTCGCTACCTCCCAGAGTACCACGCCAACGCCCGCCATGAACATTACAACAATCGCACCCGCAAACAACAGTTGCATTAATACTAATATTGCCTCCATCACATTAAAATTATTAGTTTAAACCCGTCTTTCCTCTTCGCTGCCTCTACCGGATTAATACATTCGGAGACATATATACCTCTCTCAGTTGGTATGTGATCCAAACCCGTAACGATCTGATCTATTATCGGCAGCCTGTATTTTGCCTCTATGAGTTTCGCCATCCACGACTTTCCCGTTCCGGGTTTCCCTATAATTAGAATACGCATAGGCTTTTCGTCTTCAGCGCGGTCTAGATCATATTTGCTCACGTACCAATACTTAGCCTGCTCGGTATCGGTAGACGGGATCAGTATAACATCTCCTAGGCTCAGTGCGTCCGCACTCCACCCCACGGAAAAACCTTCTACAATTACTGATGCCCCGCGCCCTACAGAGTCATAACCTACTATCTTAACTTCTTCGCCACAAAAACAAAACGTTTCGCCTGCGTGTAGCTTCGCAAATTTAATATCATTCATATACTTCTAATTCTTTAACGGTTGCATATCTTATTCGTCCCGCCTGCACTCTACAAGTGAAGACATGCGCGGGATCATTTTTCATGTCTTCATATTTCCACCCACCCTTTAACCCGGTGACTATAACTCTCATGTTCCGTTCGGACTTTCTAACATATCCTACTACCCGGACTTTTTTACCTTCATACCGGGCTTCACGCCCGGCACATAAGGTTGCGAATGTCTTTGCACTTACCACAGTGGTATTTCTTTTAGAGAAACCACCGCGGCATACCAAAAACGTTTAGCTTTCGTTTTACACGTGAATTTGTCCTCGTAATCAAGATGGCGCCACCCCCTTCTGTGTGTTATGATTACTCTATCATAACTGTAGCCAACTACACGCACTCTACTTCCGTCTCCGTCAAATGTATAATAACGCCCCGCGTTATCCTCGGCAAACTGTCTTGCCGATACATCTTCGATTGGGATAAGCTGATCCCTGGTAACGTACAGACACCTTTCAACTTTGCCGTCCCACATTCTCTCTTAAAAATTCTAGTGTTCCCATTATAATACCTCCTCTAATTCTGTTTGACCTACATACCAGTATAAATCATATACGCTTTTCTTTAATACCTTATCCGTCGGGCTGAACATCTTGTGTGACCACCCCTTGAATTGTCTCCCAATGATAATTGCCAAGTCTTCACGGTTGGCGTTTGAATACCCGCACAGGGTGACAAATTCGGGGCCCCCGCCTCTTGAAACATACTTGAACTTCTTTCCGGCTTTTTCCGTGGCAAACTCTTCGTCAGTTACGGGTTGAAGTTGATTAATCGCCGCCCACCAAAGGTGTTCGCCTCTAGAACTACAAACGAACGTTATCGGTATGTGGGTGTACTGTGCTCCCCACCCAAGCGAAAAGCCGCTAACCAATATTTCTACACCTCGTTTTTCCTCGCTGTAACCTACTAACTTCACAATCTCATTGTGGTACCGGAAAAACTTTCCTGCATTCTCTTCTGCGAATTTTTTAGTTTCCATATTAATTACTGTTTTTAATTTGATACTGCAAATATAACTCATTTAGAGATACGTTGTTTCTTTTGTTAACGTTATTTAAGAACTTTGTATTTCTCCATAAGTTCTTTGATACTTTGCATTAACCCGTCCTGCGTTTCCTTCTTTTCGGAAAGCGCTTTGATTATCTTCTCGTCTACCGTACCCTTGCTTACTATGTGATGGATATACACAGGCTTTGTTTGTCCCTGCCTATATAGGCGTGCATTAAACTGCATGTACAACTCGAGGCTCCACGTGTTACCAAACCACACAAGTATGTTACCACCTTTTTGAAGGTTAAGACCGTGCCCGGCTGATGCTGGATGCGTTACAAGCACTTGTATCTTGCCATTGTTCCATTGGGCTATGTGCTCGGGCTTTTCCAACTTCACGGGCTTATAAGCTTTCAAGGCGTCCATGATCCTATCAAGGTCGTGAATGAAGGAATACGCCACGAGAACAGGGGCACCGTTTGCCGCCTCTACAATTTCCTGCAACTTCTCTAGCTTCTCGTCATGGATATGCTTGACATTGCGGTCGGCATCATATATGGCACCGTTGGCATACTGTTGAAGCTTATTGCTTAACGCGGCTGCGGATGCTGCGGTTATCATTTCGTCGGAGCTGATCAACTCTAAAACCTGTTCCCGTTCAAAGTCCAAGTAGTTATCATATACTTTGTCGGAAAGTTCTACAGTATCGAACAACATGATCTTATCCGGCATCTTTAAATAGTCTTCGGCGGTCATGGATATGGTTATATCACTTATAAGGTCACTGATCTGCTTTTCCGTCTCGTCTGCGGGCTGTTTGAGTGCATAGGTATAAACTATATCACCGTTACGCTTATCTGGGCGGAAAAACCTATCTCTGTAGCCCGTAATTGTTTTGCCCAACCGTTCCCCTTCGTCAATCAAGTACATCTGTGCAAACAGATCAATAAGCCCGTTGGGCGATGGCGTTCCAGTCAGTCCTACCACACGAGGAATAAACTTCCGGACACGTTTCATTGCCCGGAACCTTTTAGACGCATGGTTTTTAAAGCTTGATAGCTCGTCAATAACCACCATATCAAAAGGTAATTTTATACCGCCATATTCCGTGACTAACCAAACAATGTTATCCCGGCTGACCGCATAAATATCTGCCTTCTTTGCCATCGCTGCCCTTCGGTGTTTAACGTCTCCATCTATAACAGAAATGGTTAGGTCTTGCAGGTGCGCCCAGTTCTTTATCTCGTCAGTCCAAGTTACTTGTGTAACCTTCTTCGGAGCGACAACTAGAGCGTTCGTAATTATACAGGCATCCATAAGTTCTTTGATGGCTGTCAATGTCGTAACGGTCTTCCCTAGCCCCATGTCTAGGAATAAGGCACAGAATGGGTTGTCGATAATATGCTGAACACCTCTGTTCTGATAACTATGTAATTGGTTTCTTTGTAACATTGATTAGTCTTCGCTTAATGCGTCATCTATCACGCGAAGTAATTTCAATAACTCTATCCGGGTTTGCAGCACATCCATTACAGGAGCGTTACGTATAGATGTTATATTATTTTTATACCCGGTAACTCCGTTAACCTTAACCTGCGAGTAGCCTCTTTGAGAGGCAACTTCCACAAACAGATAACTTGTCTTACTCATAGCTTCATAAGTTTATCTTTGTACATGATAACCAAGTCTTTGAAATCTTGGCTTTCACTCGTACCGATGTTCAGTTCTTTTCTTAACAGGTATCGAATGTCCCGTGATATGTCACGTTCCAAGTCTCTCATGATCTGGTCTTGGTTCCCGTACTTCTCGTCACGGACGTACAAAGCACCGGAACGCAATCCGAAATACATACCTAGCCTATACTCGATTTCTTCTCTCAGTGATTTCTTTTTAGCTTTCATACTGATTACTGTTTTTAATTGTTTCTACAAAGATAGCCCACGCCCTTGCAAGTTGGTATTATCCTTAACTTTATTTAAGAAAAATCTTATTGCCTTGTCCCGGCTTTCTATGTCATCAATAACGACTACAGTAAAGCCTAGCTGCCTTAACTTGTCATGGATAACCGTCTGAATCTTGGTAGGCTTCTTTCCTGTAGTCTTTATCTCAGCGAAGCCTACAAAGCCGCCACGGCACAAGATAAGACGGTCGGGAAGACCTTTCACGAACGTGGATAACAGTTTGATCACCCATACATTTTTTGTCTGATTAAGGTAGGCACTGAACGTTTTTTCCAGTGCCTTTTCTCCTACTACCTCTCTCATTTGAGCGAATCAAATTTTACCTGCTGTACAGCTTCGTTATGAATCTTTGACATGGAAAATGTTTCCTTGTAGCGACCGTTTCCAAGCATCTCAATATACTTGTAACCAGTTACATATTTGCCCTTTTCTAGGAATTCGCGTAATCCCATAAACCTATAAAGTCTACAGTGGGATATGATGTATTCGCCCTTTTCGTAACTTTTACTGTGGCCACCAAGTTTTAAGGTTTTCTCTAGACTACCCGCATGGTGTCTAAACCCATCACCCAATATAGTTAGACCTAGCCTAAATGTGTATTCCGGGAAGCCTTCATATCTTGTAAAAGTCCAACTTCCGGGCGTGCTAGCTAATCTCAGATATACGTTAGCACCGTCATCGCACCCTAGGTAAGCGTACCAAGTTCCACAGCTTGCGAACACGCCATAAACTCCATATTTCACACTTTCACAATGCAGGTATGCTACCATTGGGGGCTTGCTCCGTTCGCATTGCACATATACAGTGAACTCGTCCTCTTCGGAAACAGCCCCAGTGTCAATGGGAGGTTTTCTGTATTCAAGCACAGGCTCTTTTTTAGCGGTAGTCTCTTCGGCTAGCTGTCTGATCCGTTCTCTACAGGTGTGGATAATCTTTTGATAATCCAAACTGCGTTCCTCACCTTCTTTGGTTCTCAGCACACGTTTCACGATATCGGCATCCCACGGGTTAAGATTATATTCTTTCCAGATATCCCACGGCTGGATTTTATGCTGTGCATAGTCCGACTTTCCGATGTTGTAATCTCTAGTTTCATTCGATTGTTTCATAGTCTAATAATATTGGTTCGACATACATTCTTTGATAATACTTCCTAGCCGCTTCTACGGTCTTAAAATTCTCCTTTGTTATGGTGCAATTGGAAAAAACATTTCTTCCCAATCCGGCTATTCTTCTTCGCACCCTCAGTATTCGTATCATTCGGTTACGTTTATGTATTTGAATAAATGATCAGCGGACGCGGGCGACAGTTGACGGGTGAACGTCTGTCCTAACATCCCTATGAACGGTCTGTTATCCGCAAAGAAAAAGCGGCTGATATGTTCCACGTTGGTTAATTCACATTGAATTTCACCCTTAACGATAAATTCCAATTCTACAAAATTTCCTGCTTTCATAATTTAAAAAATTAAAATGGTTTATAATTCTAATAACGTTTCAAATATCAAGTATCTAGGTTCCGGGTTATTTTCTCTAGTCCAGTAAAACCTAATTTTTTTCTTACTCTCTACCACTACAAGTATATCGGAGTTGAATCTAAACACGTCCATATCCGGGAAATCTTTATATAACACTGGGCAGAATATCCTAGCTCCCGAATCTTCTATTAGCGCATAGAACTCATTAGCGCCTACAATCCGATAGAAAATGCCTACCGTTCCGTTTATGGGACACGGTTCGCCTGTTATATCCGAATATATTTCGGGGAATTGTGCAAACTTTAGTGTAGTCTGAAAAGTGATTTCATACTCTTCGTCTTTGGAGCATCCTGTAAGTCCTGCAAGGACTACTAATAAAAATAATAACTTTCTCATAACTTAAATTTTAATAGTTTATAAAAAGAAGCCCGGTTATAAAATCCCTTTCACTTTTTTATATTTCCCTTTCGGGTTTCCTGTTTGCGGTTTCGGTGGCAAACAACCTTGCTTCGTTTTGGTATTGCAAATATAAGGGTTATTCTGATACGTTGTATATTTCGTTAACACTATTTAAGAATAAACCCTTATATTGCTTTTCTGTTAACAAGTCGTTAACTTTTAGCCTTTCGTACATACCCTCTTTGTTGTCCGTGAGCCTTGCAACGTCTTACACCCCTTTCCCATCCCGGCATACGGTTAAGCACGCCTGTTATGTCTGCGGCATCGGTACGTTTGATCTTTCCTATCTCGAGATCCAGTGCCTCAACTAAAACAGCGGGAGCGCTTACAAAGTCCATGAGCATACACTTTTCCTTGTCTACCTCGTCTTCGTCATAATTGGCATAGTACATTTTCCGTTCCAGTTGGTTCATTTTATCCCAACACAAAGGTACATACATATCCACGTATTTCTGAATGGCAGATGTTCGCGGATCAGCTTCATAGTGTTCTTCCCTTCCGGCCTCAGCAATCATTTCAGCTTCCGGGCTTAATAACGTGCTGACCTTCCGATAGTACATCTGCACTGCTTCCGCCCAAAGTTGATCTATGTAATCGTCGAAAGCGGGCTCAAAGATAAGATGTGTGTTCGGGTTAACCTTACATCTCACCGGAAGGAAACGCCTGCCGCCTGTTGCGTCTTTCAGAAACTCGTCCTTATTAGTTGTGCCTATGAAAACACACTGCCGCGGAAAGTTCTTTGTAACACGTCCGTAGGCAGGTCTGAAACTGTCCTCTGTCTTCGTTATGAAGTTTTTCACTAGCTCTACCTCAGCTTTTTTCATGGCTGATAGTTCGCCTACTTCAATAATCCAACTTCCCTGTAGCTGTTCAAAAGCCCGTGTTCCTTCCATTGAAATTAAACTGTCGGAAAACCAATTCTTGCCTAGCTTTTTGCACAGTGTACTTTTTCCGGTGCCTTGATCAGCCACCATAACGAGCATACTGTCGAACTTGCATCCCTTCTGAAAGATACGCTTAACGGCACCTACAAGCATTATCCGAAAAGCTTCCCGGGTATATATATTGTCCTCGGCACCCATTATATCAATAAGCACTGTATCTACGCGCGGCACTCCATCCCACACAAGGCCCGTTAGGTAACTTTGCACAGGGTGGAACGAGTTATGTTCAGCCGACAACGCAATGGCATCATCTATCTTTGCACTACTGTTTATCCCGTACATGTCTTCAATATGTTTGCGGACACCGGAAAAGTCAACGTCTTGAAAGTCGCTAGTGTTATCTTTCGGGCGCCAGATAGGAACACGTGTTACAACGCGTCTTTCCTTAAACAAGTCTCTAGCTATCAAACCTTTTAAGGCGGGATCATGCTGCATTATCAACCCTAGGTTCTTTGCGCTAGGCAGATAAGCACCTCGTTTATCGGTTTCTAGCCCGGCCATTGCATCCGTGTACTCTTCTGTTATGGCTTCCACGTCCGTTACTTCCGGCACTTCGTCGCTATATAGCTCCTCGAAATCGTCCACAATTGCAGCCGCTTTTGCCGTTAACCGGGTGGCCCTTGCTGCTGCTACCTTCTCATCCTTGTTAACTAGTTCAGACATGGCACCCATTGAAGGGCGCTTGTCCTGTCCCTTATCCATCTTTCCGAACAGGTGAACACGAACTAGGTCGAAAGCGTTGAATACATGGTTTCCTTGTATGGGATCATTGTTATGGAATGAATAAGCAAACATATCGTCAAACGTCAGCATGCCACCGGACGTTGATCCGCCTGTGTAAGTCCATCGGTCTTCTTTATCTGTCGGCTCGTACACTTTCGGAAGATACTTTTCTATCGCTTCCGATATGGTGTACGCCCGGCAGAAATCGCCTACAATACCATCTTTCAGTGTAGGGTTCTGCTGTTCCTTCACTAGGTTGCGTGCTTCTCCTTTTTCGTCCTTGTGGTACGCCCATTCGGTTACATCGCGCCAATTCTCGTAATACCCCAGATACTTTTGAACGTCTAGTGTTTCCTCGTTCAGTTGGGAAAAGTCCACGAAATCAAAGTCTACATCTCGGGACACGGACGGGTAGAACATACAGCGTTCGGGTTGGAACGTGGTACGGTCGTACAAGTCAATACCTGTTAACTCGGCTACTTTACGGGCAATCGCCTCATATTGTTCGCTGTCTACAGGCTCAGACAAGGGAATGATAACCCGATAACGGTAAACGTTCGCTTTCGGGTTATGCTTGTGCGTGCCATGAATAATGCAGGCGCAATTAATAATGCCGTAAAACTTATCCGGGAAATCAGACTCTCCGAAATCTATGTCAAGAGCCAATAACGAGCGCTCACCGACGTTGTTCTTATTCCGCCTGTTACCGAATAGTTCGCCACCCATGAAGGCGCCAACGTCCTTAATGTTTCCCTGTTCGGTTTTGCTCGCACTAATAAATTCACGATAGGTTTCCTCTGTAACTTTCGCCGACGTGAACTTTTCCACCAACTGCGCCCATGTAAATGACTTGTTTTTCCAAGCCGTTGACTTCGCGTTGGTGGCGGTGGCAATCTTAAAAACCATTTTAGATAGTTCCATATTAATCTTTTTTATAGTACTCTGTTATATATCCTGCGGCCCTTAGTGGTATATTCCTAGCCCAATCGGGAGCGGAACACATTGCATCAATCATATTCTGCAATACGGCATCCTCGTTACCGTCTTTGGGTATTTCTGCGGCTATCTCGTCATGAACATGCAAAACTATATTGTAGCCTAGATCAAACACTTTAAAGATAGCGTTCGCTAGTAAATCCCTAGATATGGCCTGTACAACGTTCTCCGTCAATTTCCCGCCATAAGTATGTAACTTAACCCACTTTCCGGTAGTCTGATCCTGTCCCATATAGGATATATCCTGTACGTCAAAATCACCGTTAGCACCTTTTATTGCCCTGCTACCTAAACGGGCGGACGGGTAGAACAGCTTCCTACCGGATGGCAATTCTATCGTCATTGCACCGCTCTCATATCTGAAAACCAAACGGGCAAACTCGTCTATTATGAAAACTTGATCCTGCCTAGTACTTATACACTTTTTAGCGGCCGCCTCTAATTTTTTCCACAAAGATACGATTTTTCCGTTAGCTTCCCGCCATTTTAACAAGATTTCGGGTTTTTCCTCGTCCGATAACGCTTTCTCTGAGTCCATAGTAGTTAGCGCATTTACGCCACCTCCATAACCTAATGCAAGTTCAGCAACCTTTCCGCGTTGGCGAAGCTCGTCCCCTTTGTGAACAGGGACACCGAACATCTTTGAGGCGGATGCACAATAAATATCGGCTTTAGGGTTTTTGAACAATTCCAACCGCCAATCCTCATTCGCTACCCATGCAATAACTCGAGCCTCGATAGCTGAAAAGTCTGCCACGGAAAAGGTATATCCTTCCGGTGCTATGAAGGCAGTGCGGATAAGTTGCGATAAGATGTGCGTCGGCTTATCGTATATCATAGACATTAGGTCTAGATCATGCAATTTAGCAAGGTTTCTAGCTTCGTCCAACTCATCTATATGATTCTGCGGAAGGTTCTGCAACTGGACTAGGCGCCCAGCCCAACGGCCGGTACGGTTCGCTCCGTAATAGCGAAAAAGTCCTCGTATTCGGTCGCCATTTCCCGCGCTTGCAAGTATGGCGGTGTATTTTGCATTAGAGGTTTTTCCTACTTCGCGTCTTAAATCTATCACATCTAACACTGCGTCTTTATCCTCGTCAGATACGCCCTTTGCGCCTCGTATTTGGGCTATCACGTCATTAATGGTACTCTTATTCAAAGAATCTATAATAATGCCTGTACGGTCTTTAATGAATCTTTTCAACTGAGGCATTGACTTTAACGAAGCGATACCATACTTTTCTAGTGCGGTGTTAGTTAGTCTGATCTTATATTCTTTGTCCATATCCTGCGCTGCCTCAGCCAACTGCAAGTCAGCTTTGATACCGTAATCATTGATACGCTGATCAGCCGCATAGATTTTCTTTTCCATCTCGGGAAATTCAAACCGGGACAGCTTGTAGAATATTTCCTTTTCTGACAGAACGTCATATTTCAGATAATCTTTAAACTCTTCCCACGCCTCGAAATCGTGGTGAGGAAAGTTTCGGGTTCTCATACCGTTCGTTTTTGTGGGTTTGCAGGGAACGGAAAAGTAACGTATTAGATTTTTTCCGGTGTCTAGCTTTTTATCTGTGAGGTCTAGTATCTGAGAAACGGCATCCAATGAAGGCGGGAGCCCACAATACAAAGCCATATTGGCAGTACACAAGAAACGCATAGGATCAATGTAATATCCGTATTCCTTCAAACAGACGCGTTCAAACGTTGCGTTATGTGCCACAATAATTATATCCGGATCGTCTTCCACTTTTGAAAACAAGGCCTCAAAAGCTTCCGCACCGCCATGTTTGGATAAGTCGATTATATGAACGTCCGTTTCGTTATCGAAAGAATACCCGCAAAGAAGTATCTCAAACGTGCTATCTTCGCAGTACTTGTAATTCCCTGCGGTCTTTATGTCCGTCTCGGAATACGTTTCAAAGTCAATAAATAAATACCTCATTCTTATTACATTTTTAAAATTATACCCGCAAAGATAATATAACTTTTTGTATATAACGCAAAAAGGGCGCCTATTTGCATTTTATTAACAAATAGGCGCCCGCTAAATCAATCTGCAAATATAGGTGAATAAAATATGAAACCTCTCTTTTCGTTCAAAATTACATAGGTTTGCTGCGGCTCCTCGAAAGCTAGTCCGTGTCCCATCGCGAAGGCGTCAAACCCTTTCAGTGATCCGTTTACGCAAACCTCTTTAGTGTATATGGAAGTATGGTAGTGCCCGATAAATGCCTTATCAATCTTGATAGTTTGGTTCATTTTGGAATACCATCTTAACATAGATGGGTAAATACCTCCGATACCGCCTGCCGTTCTGAATTGGTGCCCATGGGCAAAAAGCATCTTCTTTCCGTACACATCAATATAGGCAAACTCACTTTCTGGGATAACAAACTGAAACTTTGTCATGCCCATGAGCGTAATAATATGCTCTATATCCTTGTACATAAAGTACTCGTGGTTCATTTCAAAACCGTTACTGAATTGCATCTTTTTGGTAGTGCGCGAATGGTTACCGCAAATACCTATAACCGTGATCTTTTCGAGGTCGGGCAGACTGTCATGTACATATTTGAGGCCCGATATGATCAGATTCTTAACAAAGGATATTCCCTGCATGGGAGACATGCTGTTTGTCTGTTCCAATTCCGGGTGTATATACCCGCCAATCAGATCACCGATAAGCCCTAGCACTAAATTATCTACAGGTTTCTTTTCAATCATGTACACGGCATTAGAAAAGAAATTTTTAATTCTCTGTTCGGCTATCTCTCTGTTATACCCGTTTTTCCCCAAAACGGTAGACGATTTTACAACCTCGTCAGCATGCCAATCGGATGCTATGAGGAAACCTGTATTTCCTTCCTTATCCTTTTTGTTTTTCGGAGTTATTTCTACCAATTCGATAGGCGCTGCGTCTTTTTTAAGACCGATTATTCCTTTGATCTCGTCATCACTGTACAGGCTGCGTAATTCAGATAACACTGGATCAGTTTCCTGTGATTTAACTTCTGTAGGTTCTTTGCCTTCCCGTTTAGCCCAATATTCGGTATTTCTTTTGTTATAAGGCAATACAGGTTTTCCTGTACGCTTGGATATTCTCACGCCATCGGCATTGATAAAGCTATCACTTTTTCCCATTATCGTATAAATTAAAAAAGGCGGGCTGTCACACCCGCCAACAGTTAGTAATTAGTTAAATAAGTCGTCGTTTTCGTCCACGACATCGAAGTCGTCAACGCTTGTCCCGCCATCTAGGCGTTCACCGTCTCTAACTTTCTGCACTCCATTCAGACCGACACCGATACCGTATTTTCCAGTAAACTCATACGGGTAGAATGAAACGGCAACGTTGCCATAACAACCGCTATACAGGTCGTTTCTTTCCGTGATATACTGTTTACTTCCGTCTATAACGATAGGTGCGCCCTGTGTAGCTTTCCGTTTGGCATTAATGAAGTAATGGCCTTGATACTCTTCACCGTCCCGCTCCTCGTCTCCATCTCTCAACGGATTATTCCAAGTCTTTGGGTTTTTGCCTGCAAGCTTCGGAAACCTTACTTTCAGGTTCTCATATTCTGCTGCAATAGCGGCTTTGATGGCGGGTACTTCTGGGCTGTCCTTCGGGATCAGAATACAAAGACTATAAACCGGATCACCTGTACCGTTTACTTGTTCAGCTTCAAACACTCTTACATAACTCAGTCTTACATTTTTCAACATTGCTTTCATAACGTTTTATACTTTTTGTTTTTGGCCTCTATACGGTTCAGCCTTTCCGTTTTTAATTTGATGTTGCAAAGATAACAATAAAATCAATACGTTGGTTCTTTTGTTAGCATCTTTTATATTTTCTCGAATAAATCAAGCGTTGGCACTATTGCTTCCCGTGGATCATCTTCCAAAGCTAGAGTAGGCGCGCCTGCGGGCTTTTTGATAACGTCTTTCAGTGTTGCCGCAAATGGCTTTTTGCCTACCATCTTTTCAAGATCACCGATACCTTTCAGCTTGTGATTTTTTAGATCATCCTCAGCAAACCCTAGTCCGGTTAATAGTTCGATTGCTTTCGCTTCGTCTGATATAACCCGGACGCTTCGCCCTTCTACTAATTTCCATCCCGGCACGGTTTTTCCTTCTAGAGCTGACTTCATGGCATGTTCTTTGATAGACGATAACCAACTGGTGAACATATCGGACTTTTTTAGCAACTCCCCTATCTCGTCTAGGGTTAGGGTGTTTGTATCGCCATGAGTTTCAAATTCAGATACTAGAGCATCCTTCTGCGCACGGCAAAGAGGTTTATGCTTGCAGAACTTGCAGTGTGATCCGGTGACACACTCACCTTCACCCTTAAAAGCTTTTTCAGCCACCGGACGCAACGTGTGGATAGCCCAATGCGTTAAATCTCGTGCAGGCATCTCGAAGGTAGGGAAGTGACCTAATCTAACTTGTGCGATATGCATACGTACTGTTTCTATTTCCGCCTGCCTTTTTGGAGGAAGTGACCGAAGGACGCCTAACGCATACATCATAAGTTGCGAATTATTTACAGCCTCTACCTTAACGCCTTTTCCGTACTTCAAGTCTATAATATCAAGCACCTTTTCCGATACTATATCGCAGTCACAACTGCCCGAACATTCCGGGACGTACATAGATAGATCAAACTTCCTCTCTAATCCCATTGTAGCGCCTTCTTTTACCTCGAAAAGATCACAGACATAGCAAACGTAATCCGTTACATACTTATCCATCTCAGGGTCGTAATAAGGGCTGCTTTTGATGTTTTCCGGTGTCGGAAGGTTATCAAGAAGCGGCATGTAGTTTCCGGCTAGATACTCAGTCAACGCATATTCGGCTAACTCGTGGGCGGTTGTTCCTTCCTCAGCCGCTGAACTGCTTGTTTCCTCGTAACTCTCTTCCAATCTTGCCGACGGTGTACAAGTCATCCACCGTTTTGATCCGGATGGAGAGAGTAGGGAATGTGCTCTCTCCGTGTGGTTTATTGTTTCTGACACATTAGTCCTTGTAAGTGATTAGACGTTGTTTCAACAAAGCAAACTTTGCAGGCGCAATTTTCATTAAAGAAGTACCGCCAAACTCATGGAAAATACTCATGATCTCGTCTCTAGTGAGCTTGCCGGACTTGGATAGAGAAATAACTAAATCCTGCATTTCCTTCGTGGTCGGTTGTTCGTCCGTGCTCGTTTCAGTTTCCGGTGCAGGTTCAACTACAGGTTCCGGTGCAGGTTCAACTACAGGTGCAGGTTCAACTACATGTTCCGGTGCGGGTGCTGCTTTCCCTGCTTTTACCTTTCTTGGTGCTTTCTCTGTAACGGGTACAGCGGCTATTTCCTTGACCTCTACAGGACTTTCTACCTTTAGTTGTGCGGTTGTGTCACATGGGATATTAGAACTCAAATTTGCGCCCGAAATAACGCTTTTCACAAATTCCACCTCGTGCAAGTTGCTTGCATCGAAATCCAACTCAAAAACTTTAATTTTCATACGATTTTTCAATTTATATAATTAATACTTGGTTTCTCTAGTCTCTAGTATGTGGGATGTAACTTCTATTACCATCTGATTGTAAAAGTCTTCATACTCTTCGGAGTTATTGTATAGTTCTTCGATTGATACCTCGAATTTTGATCCGTCCAATTCAGAGATTAGGTAGGGAGTTAAAAACCCTTCGAGAGTAGGCATACTTTCAGCCACGGACACAACATTATAGCTGTTAGCTTTGGCTGACATGTAGTCTAAAACTTCTTTCGTGATAAACTTTAGATTTTTCATATTATCCGTTTTTACATGCTCTTTTTAGAGCGATTAGGTCTTTAACTTTCGGGTTATCCGAATTTTTGGTAGCGTCGATAAGTGTCATATCTGTAACGGTAGCGTACCAACACTTGCTAGTTACCGGACTCTCAAAACATACACGATAAGCACCGTGTCCGATAAGCCTAAACGAAAAGTCATAAATACTAATTCTCTTCATAATTTCTACTTTTTAATTGTTATGGTACAAAGACAAGGAATAAAACAATACGTTGTTCTTTTTGTTAACGTAATTTAAGAAAGTTGTTTTTCTGAATTTTGTCAATCCATGCTTTAGGAACGATAGGGAGCGTGTCTATATACTGCTTGATATAAACCTTGCGCCCGTTTGAATCGAAGGAATACCAACCTACGTTGCTATACTTGAAAAAAGACCTATAATCTTTGTTTAGCTTAACAACCTTACTGACTATATCGTTCACATCCACTTTCCCTACACAACCAGACTGTGCTAAATCAGATGCTTTCTTGATAAGTAGTAAGGCTTCCAAAAAGCACGGGTTGTCTCTCAAATAAACCAAGCATTCCTGCGTATAGTGGGACGTGTCGCATAGGTCTACGGGTTTAGCTTTTTTCGATGCGCGTTTCAGTAACTCTTCGGTCATCTCTGCGGGGAAAACATACCGCCCGTTATTGGGGAGATTTACCCGTACGATGACGGTTCCTGTTTTGGTGGAATCCATTAATTCCGGTGACACAATAATGTCGGCAATCTGATTTTTTAAACTTCTAGCTTTCATAACGTTTACTTTTTGCTTTTTAATTTTGATACTACAAAGATACGTATTATTCCGATACGTTGGTTATTTTGTTAACCTTATTTAAGAAAATAGCCTCCATTAGCGGTTGTAAGAACTTGTAGGACTCTCCGTTAAATTGATAAGATTCTATTTTCCCTCTAAAGCGCACCTCTGAAAAAGAAGTGTTATACTCGTTACCTTTGTCATCCACATATACGAGTATGTGATTGATGATAATAAAGTCACCATCTGTTAGGTGTCCGGCATTGATACAATTTATTGCTCTCATACGATTTTTTCCGACTAGTGCCTCGGTGGCCTTCCGCTAGGTGAAACAACGTGTTTCCCTTTCTGCTCTGCAAAGATATGGATAAAAACAATACGTTGTACATTTCGTTAACACTAATTAATAATTTAGTGTTTTAATCGTTATTGAACCCTTATCGCTATATCCGTTCTTGCAAACGAAAAACAAGGCTTTTAAGTCTCTAGCTCTAGGACTATTAGAATTCATAACGGACTCTATGAGAGAAACGTTGCTGACGTGTTGACGCCATACCCGGCCCGATAGAGGGCTTTTATATTCTACTAGATATTTTCTACAACCCAATGAGGTGAACTCGAAATCGTGAACGCTGATTTTTGTTGCCATTTGAATTACTTTTTAATTGTTATGCTGCAAAGGTAGGAAAAGATATGGTATGTTATACATTTCGTTATGTTACATTAACACTTTTGTGCGTGTAACAGCTAAATTGTTGCATATCAAGGCATTATAAAAACGTGTGACAGATTCAAATGTTATAGTAACATAAATGTAACACTGTAAGTTGTTGTAGGTCTGTGGGTTACTAGCGCTGTGACAAAAACACGCCTAAAATTCCCTTATACTTTTATTTCGTTGTTTTGCAATTTATACCCCTATATTGTAATCTCTGATATTACAATAATCTATTTTCTCGAATAAGTATAGGGCTATTTTTATATATTTGCTGTAACAGATATAGTTAAGTAGTTGTAATAGAGCAAGTTAGCTGTGACAAAAGTGGTTACTATCTCAAATGTTAATGTAACATAATCTCATAAGTTATTATAAATGAGCTGTTTAACTGTGACAACGGTGTGACAGTCCTAAACGAAAACAGGGAAGCACCATTTTTGGCACCTCCCTGTTTTTCTATTTATTTGAACCGTACTGCAACGTCTATGTTAATTTTTGTTTTCGGGTTCTTATTGGAAATATCGTAGTTAACCTTTTTTAACCCCCATCGAAAGAATAAGAATCTCTTTTTCTGAATGGAAACAACGCCTACTATCGTGTCCCTGCCAATGTATGAAAGCTTCGCTGAATCTCTTATCTGTTCTGACTTGATTGTGTTCCAAGCGTCTCTATATTCAGCGGTTACTATCTTATTAATGGTGTCTACCCGAACAGTTTCTATCACCTCCGTTGTACTTTCGGTTCGGACGGCTGACTGAACGTCTTTTATACGTAGCTTCAACGCGCTTATTTCTTTGCGCAGATCAGCGTTAACCGATTTCAACTCTTTATGTGATAGCTCTAGAGCTTGTTTCTGCTCGGCCGCGTCTCCCAGTTTAGTAACGTATGACACCGCCTCAGAAGTTAGTCCAGATATGTTCCTTTCCTGCCTTTCAATGGTTTCTTTTTGGGCATTTATCTTTGCTACCAAACGGGATATAAGGCCCAAAGTAACCGCCACGATTGTAGCGGTTGCTATGATCTTTTGAAGCTTACTCATACTTGATAGCGTTAATTCTGTTAAGCCACCCTTTGCGGAATTTCTCGTTTGCCGGGCGGGCCTTGCAAATCTCGTCAATAAACTTGATACGGTCTGCCTTGATAGCCTCGAACAGGCGCTTTGGTTCAGCAATGTTCAGATAGGAAAGTGTAACTTTTCCTACAATGCCATCATCGGGAACACCTAGAATCCTTTGAGGTCTTTTGATACCATGAACACCGGATGCCCAAACCCAATCAACTAGGATATTGGCGACAGGCTGACTTTTGATCTCATCGCCTATCCACCTGTCCCAGTACATAGTCTTGAAAACCTCGTACCAGTCATCATCAGATATGTTTTTCAAGTCCTCCACTGTAGGTTTAGGCATACCTTTCTTTTTCCGATACGTCTCGAACGTTCCCATTGTTATACCTTTGTTGGTCGCACCTCCTAGGTCGTCCGGATCACAAACGTAGCCACCTTCCCATTGAAGGATAAACGGCACTAATTTATTCGCTATCGCCATCGTCTTTTTTCTTTTTAGGTATTTCAAATTCTCCGTCTTTGATTTTCTTTTTCATCTGAAAGTACTTGTTATTCGCAATCGAATTAAGCACCCGGATAAACTCATTAGACGGCTGTATTATTCGTAGGTTCTTTGTTATGCTACGCGCGTATATTATTAGGAATATACCCGTGAGCGTCTTTATGATCAGACTGTAATCTATCGAAGGTTCCAACATTGAACATGTGAGCGCAACAAAGAACAAAACAGCGCTCGTTAGAAACAATTCTTTCACGGCCTGCATAGTCTTCTTGTGTTGGTACTTCTCGCCCTTTTTTCGGCCTGCCATATATCCGGCCCACCAATTTAAGAAGGTAACCAAGACAACCAATAGAATAAAATCCTTAACGTCCGAAACTGCCGTTAGAACGGTTACGGCAAAAAATGCTCGGAAGTAGGTTTCTATATGCTCTATCACTTGATAAGCCCTATTCGGGTATTCACAACTGTACATGTCTTTATAAATCCGTCCTCTTGCATCTTGCGTATAAGAGGTTGGAAAAATAAATCGGCTTTGGCCCGTTCTGCCTCAACCCGTTTGACTTTACTTGTGTCGGGAACGACAATAGAGTTTCCGTATGTCTGAATCTTGACACCTGTAGTAGTGCTGTTCTGATCTGCAATCTGCAAATATCTAGCAAAAGCGTAGTAACATATCACTTTCTCGGCACCTGCGTAGTTCAAGCCATCAGATATATACTGAGAAGGAATTGACTCGTACATATTACCCGATTGGGGAAGTATGTCGAGTAAGTCCGCCTCAAAAAAGGCCTTTTCAATCTTATTATCTTTTACGTCCGCTGCAATCTCAAATAACTGCCGGAACATCGTTAGCGGGTATGCCATCTTCGTCGAACTTGTTTCTAATCTCCGTTAAGGAAGGATCAATGTTAAACAATTGGGATAACTCTCGAGAAATACGCTCTCTCACCTTCAATAGGCTGTTTCTGTAGACTTTCTGCAACTCCTTGATAACTTCACCAGAAGCATTAGAAAAGGTCAGCAACGAACTGTCAATGAGCGGTAGCGGTATGTTATATGCAGCTATCGCAATATCCTTTCGTAGAGGTTCGACATAAGCCCGGTACAAGTCCTTATCAATGGCTGTTCCTAACTGATCCACTTTGATAAATGGTTTGTCGGTGGCTACGTTCTCATCCCGGACGGTCAGAACTGATCCCGCGTTTTCACTACCCATCATTTCCTCAAGTGTCTTGCGAAACTCGTTTTGCGCTGCTTCCGTCTCAAAGTCACCGTGTGAAACAATTGAACACATGTGAAAGCCCCTGCCCAACGTACGGTTAACATAACGGCCGTTCTTGTCTTCTGCGCCCATCTCGTTACGTACTGCATGGAATAGGCTTAACGGGTACGGCCGTGTCGTTCCAAGGTTCACATACAAAAGCTGCCCTTTGTGATTTTCGATGCCGCCACACTCTTCGACTTCTGCCGCAAAGTTATTCGGATCAAAAGTTGGGTACGAAGTTGAGTTTTGTGCTATATTGGTAGCTTTAACAGACTGCCTGTCCCAGTTATTGAAAACACGCCACTTCTTCACGTGCGGATCATTCAGATAATTATCGTTCAGTTCTGCACGGACGTAATCGAAGGGGACGGGATAGATGTCAACGGGTTTGTAGCCTACAGGCGTTATCCCATATTGCACAATCCACGCCCACCCTTTGAATCTTGAAATGTCGTTGGCAGTAAACTCGAGAATATCGTTCATGTTCAAGCCGTTTTGGTTTGTCTTGTCTGCGAAATCTTTATTCCTAAAGCCTTCACAAATGATATTCTCGGTCATCTTTTCAACTGCCGCACTTGCCGTTTTCGAGGCATAAATAAGTTCTGCAATCTCCTGCGGATATAAATTGTTTTCTCCGTAGTTCATGATCTTATCGCCTGTGTTGGCTGTCAGCTTCAACGCCCGCTCTACAATTAAAGAAAAACGACTAAAACATGCCATATATTAATTCTCCTTTTTAGTTAAGTTGCACAAATTGTTCCGCGTATGCCGGGTTTTCTTTGATAAGACGCTCGGCAATCTCGTCCGTCATGTTGGCGGCTTTATAGATAACGCCGTCCGCATAATGTACGATACGTGCGCCTGGTTTCATAGCCCATTTGTAAACCTGCCCGGTCAGATACTTTGACTGATACCAAAGTTCTACAAACTCCATGTCCATGTGACAGTTGTAATCCAGTTTTAAACCTGTATACTCAAAATACTTGTCTACCTTTTCTTTCAAAGTATTCAGTACAGGTATTTCTGTACCAGCGTTAGTGCTAGTATCGGTGGCCGGTATTTCTGTACCAGCGTTAGTGCTA